TATCGCATCGTCCCGCTTGCTTTATTTAATTCTGTTATGTACCACAAACCATCAGGGTCTATGTATCCGAAATACATAGGGTCGCTGCTTGTGTCCATGTCTGAGAACCTGTACTTTTGCAGTTCAAGTATCTCTACCAGTTCCCATGTGGGATGACGCTGCCCTTCGTTTGAACGTGGTCGTGTACTCATTCTATATAGCTCGGTTCCAAGCCCTGAACCTTACGTCTGATGTTCATAACTCCAAAAGGAAGCCGTCTGCAATCAGCCAACACTTTTTTGACCGTCCAGAACTTCTTCCCCGCCTTTGTCCAGTCATCCAAGAATACATAGTCATCCGTCTTCTGGTCTTCTTCCCTATACGGCAATGCAAGAATATCCGCCTTTCGATATGCTGCTGAACTGTGCATCCACACAAATTGACCTGATTCAAAAATTTCCCGTGTCATGTGAGGAGGCATAAAGTTTCGTTTCGGATGTCCGTCCACATTGCATTCATTGTATGCAGAGGTTAGACAATCAATGTGTTTTGCCTTCTGGAAGAACTTATAGGTGAACTCTGCCCTGTAGGGATAACTCAAGTCATCCTGATCTGATACACAGATTATCTCGGCATTAGCGAGCTTATTGCCATAATTACGGGCTTCACACACACCGCCATTCTGTTCTAACCGCTTATAGATAATGCGTGAGTCCTGCTTACAAAACCAGTCCATTAAATCAGGAGTGAAGTCGGGTGAATAGTCGTCAATTACGATAATCTCTATATCCTGTATTGACTGCCCCCTGATGGTATTCAATGTTTCTGCAAGATAGGCATCCCCGTCATAGACAGGGATGACAAACGATACTTTAGGCATGTTTTCTCTCTCCTTTTACTAAAGCAGGTACACCCATACACATTTCTCCATCTGGAACATCTTTAGTAACAACTGCACCAGCTGCTACAAAGGCATGTTCACCTATTGTTACGCCACAAATAATAGTAGCATTTGCACCAATAGAGGCTCCTTTCTTTACCAAGGTTGGCTTCCAATTCTCTTTGCCACTTGGAGGGTATAAATCATTCGTGAAACAAACATGAGGGGCGATAAAGCAATCCTCTTGCACCGTCACTCCCTCCGGTATGAAACACCCTTTTCCGACCCTTGTTCTGTCACCTATCTTTACATTCGGTCCTATCTCTGCAAATGCCCCTACGGACACCCCTTCACCAAGAATAGCCGAATCATATACATTTGACGGTTCCCATATTGTCACGCCTTTACGCATACCTTAGTATTTCCTCCAATATCTTATTTGGATGCTGTTCGTTGAGAATCTTAGTATTAGGCAGAATACAATGACCGCCTATACGTCCGTTGGGTGGATAAAGGACAGGTCGCTTTAAATGTGGTGCAACAGCGTTATTATAATTAACATCCCACCGTGCTACATCATCGTATGGGAATTTATAAATATCGGCAATATCTTTACAATATTGAGCAAAGGCAATGGACATACCATATTTGGCAAGACACATTAGTTTAAGAGCTTCCGTTTCTTCCGATGTAGAAACACACTCACAATAAAAGCCAGCCCTTTGGATATAATTCCTTGCTTCTTCTACTTTTTCTCCACCTATCCATTTTTTGAACGTTTTTAAATCTTCTTTCATCCTGTCATGCCTTCCCAATATCGGGCTATGGACAGCATTAGGAATCTGTCTTGTCGTTCCTATGGGGACAGTGGAATGGACGATAACGAGAGAAGGGTTAAACAAATCTTGATATACATTTATTATGTCCAAGAATTTGTCACTGTAAGGTATAGTAATATTCAACACTTCTATATCGTGAGGCAGTATTTTTATCAATGGTGTTGTCTTAATGTCATACCCCTCTACATCGTTTCCGTAATGCTCATGCAATATCTCAAACAATGGCCTTCCTGTTTCCCCTAACCCTATTACCGCACTTTTCAATTCCACACCCCCTTGGTTTGAGTTGTAATGTCTTCTAATCGTGCATACCGCTTAATCTCCTTTTCCGCTATCTTCTGCAATTTCTTCTTGAAGTTCTCAGGGTTCACCCGAACCTTGTAGAAGTCAATATCTGCCTTGTCCATCTTCGGTTTTTCCCTCTGTATCTTCCGTATGGTATGGACAAGCATCTTTCTAAGTTCAGGGACATTAGTAAATCCCTGTATCCAGTAAGCTCCTGCATATTGCTGATTCGAGATGACCTGATTGCCACGGCACAGCGAATGGGTCACATTCGTCACCCTGTCGTCAAAGTGGACTGTTATCTCGCAGGATAAATCATTTACCCGTATCTCCTGATCGGGCATAGCTTTCTTGAGTTGGTCTGCTAAGTCATAGTCTGACACCGATATGGCAATCATCTTGTCGGTGCTTTCGTCTATCCTAACAGGCAGGAATGTTTCTTCCGGCTCAAGGTGAAGCCAACGTAACACTTCTGCGTCCCTTCGTGTCGTTACCCAATGGGTATTTATCCTCTTTAGCACCATGTCGATGTAGTACATGGCGGTATTCAGGTTCCATGAAGACATGAGAGAGTTGATGTCATATCCTGTCCAATGGATAATCTTATGCCCGTAGTGCTGGAAGAATACCCCTGTTGAACGCTGTATGCCTTCCTCATCACACATGAACCCGTAACAGTAGATAAGACGGTAGTTGTGAGGCTTCACCCCAGGATACAGCCTGAAGTCGCTATCTGTCAATTTTGCTATTTCAAGGGCAAGAGGAGAATCAAGTAAAGAGGTAACGCATATCGGCCTCTGAGGTATCCTATGTTTGTCCTGAACAGCTTTTCTCCTATCTATCCAATAGTTGCTTGAGTCCATAGAAAGACCGCCCTGCTTGGGCATTTCTGCATAATACAGGGGTTCTTTGATATAGAAGGCATCGGTATCTTTTGTGACGGACAACGCCCAATCCCAATCTATCAGGGACTTCAAATCCGTACTCCACCGCTTCCAGTATTTCCGCTTTACAGGGTTAGCACCGTCTATGAAGTTCTCACACTCAAGGTGATACCTGTCATACGGGTTGGAGTGGTAGATATTGGCAGGGTTTGGGTCTACCATCTTGTAGCCCGAATAGACCATGCCGTGTTTCGGGTTCTCGTCAAACGCTTCCATCCAGTTTCGCAAGGCTCCTGGCATGATATATAAATCAGAGGATAGGTGTGATATGACATCCCCTGTCGATACCGCAAAACCCTCGTTGTTTGCGTTACCCAAGTTGCCCTGTTCAAGCGAAAGGATACCCACCTTATCCCCGTACTTCTCTTGAACGGACTTGATGAGTTCATCCTTCGTTTCCCATTGTCCGTTAGGAACAAAGATAATCTCCCTGTTCTCGTAATCCTGGTCGAGAATAGACTCAATATTCCTGAATATAAACTCATCACATTTATATCCAGGCACGATGAAACTGACTTTTACGTCATCCCTCATTAATTCCCCCTTACTCGCTTTAAATATCCCTTCACGTTAACCAAATTTCAATTCTCCCTCTGCGCCACGGCATCGTTGACACGCTCCAGGGTCATCAACAACAGGCTCATACCCATAGGAGTATGCCTGCCCACATGAAGGGCATTTAGCTATCTGAACGCCATTTATCCATTCAGCAATATCCCTATCTCTCGCCTTTTTAATATCAAACCATTCTTTTACTGTTATG